CATCGTGAAATCATGAACTCGATTCCACGAGATATGATTGCGAACAAACCACTTCTTGCAAAACACATTAAAGACCTATATCGTTCTCGTGGTTCAGAACAATCATATCGACTTTTATTCCGCATTCTTTTTAATGAAGAGATTGAGTTTTATTATCCAGGCGAAGATATTCTTCGTGCTTCGGATGGTCGTTGGGTTCAAGATACAATCATTCGTGTTGGTAGTCCGATTGTAGGTGATTTAAATCTACTGATTGGTAATACGATTGAAGGTTTAGATAGTGGTGCAACTGCTCGTGTAGAAAGAATCACAACAACATTTGCTATCGGTACTGTTGTTAATGAACTGGTTCTTCTCGATATCAATGGAATATTCCAAGACAATGAAACAATTCAGTTACTCAACGATCCAACGGTTAGTGCTACTATTATCAACACGATTGGTCCACTTCAAGATGTAGAAGTAACATATGGTGGTGCTTTCCATCGTGCAGATGATGTGGTTTCATTCACATCGACTTCTGGTGTAAATGCAGATGGTGTTGTTACTGGTACAACAGATACCAGTGCTGTTCAGTGGAATATCAATGATGGTGGTTCCGGTTACACAGTCGGAGCAACCGTAACAGTTACTGGTGGTTCCGGAACAGGAGCAGACTTTGTAGTAAGTTCGATTGGTTCAACAGAAATCATTTCTGTGAATAATAATACAATCGAACCTATGAAAGATGTTGTTCTCAATACAAGCCCAACATTTGTTTCTGCTGGCGCAAATACTGCTGTTATCGGTACAAATCTTGCTGCAGCAAATATAAACACAACACTTAGCGCAGCATTTGATTTTGATACTGTTACTGTTGGCACGATTACTGGTGTAAATGTAACGAACTATGGTCAAGGGTATCTCATACTTCCAACCGCAACAGTGGTTGAAGAACAAATCCGTGATCTTTATATTCCAGATGGAAGTGGTGGGTATAAAGGCGATAACGCTGATATCACAGCAACGAATGCTCCAGGTTCAATCACTTCAGTTCGTGTAAATAACTTTGGTCAAGATTATAACAGATACGAACAAGTTTCTATCAATAACCTAACTCGTGGTGGAACTGCTTCTGGTTTAGGTATACCTTTTGTTTCTGGTGTTGTAACACTTCCAGGTTCTTATAGGGATACAAAGGGTTGGTTGTCTTGGAATAACAGATTACAAGATAACTATTATTATCAAGAGTTCTCATACGAGATTCGTTCAGATCAGTTTACTAACACATATCGTGAACTTGTCAATACTATTCTGCATCCAGCCGGTACAAAAATGTTTGGTCGGATTCGGTTGTTTGCAGAAGCAGAAACAACTGTTGTTACTGTTGACTCAACATCACTCGGTAGATTTGTAATACAATCTGATATTGAAATGAGTGTTCCAGAAGTTGTTTCTGGTGGCGAATCTGATTATGTTGCTGATGATGGTGCAATTGAATCGTATCCAGATGTTATTCTTGATACAGAAGTTGAGACGACAACAGTTACTGTTGAGTCAAATGTATGGTTGTATTCTGCTGGAACAGGCGAACTATTCGTTCTTGATAGTGCATTACTATCCACATACTCAAGTAACACTATTGCTCTTTGGGCAAATACACCAATCAGCGCAATGGGTTCACCATATCACTTGGTCGGCAACAATACAGTATTCTCGGTAGAAGTACCAAATCCAGGGTCGGGTCTATTCATTATAGATACATATGGACCAACGGCAAATGGATTGTACTTCACAAATACAGTTTACTCAAATACTTCACTTACACTTACAACTCCATATGCTGGTACTACATTGGCAAATGGTTCGTTCTATTACTTAGCAAACACAAGTCCGTAAGATTTCGATTATAAATAAATAAAATCATTCGGCAAGAGGATTGAAAAGAATGCCAGGAATCGTAACAAGACGCTTTCGTATTCATAATGCAGAGCAGTTCCATGAAGCGTTCAGTGAAACTGCTTCAACTAATATGTATGTCTTCATCTCTCGTGTAACACCATGGGATGATGATAACAGTCCACCAACACCAACAGATTCAATTCAGAATACAGAATATGATGCATGGCGCAGAATGATTGCTGCTAAACGTGTTCAGGCTGGTGATGTTACATACGCTGTTCCAAGATACAACTGGACGACTAGTAAAGTATACCGCGAATACGATGATCAGTCAACAACTCTTTTCGATGCTCCTGCTAGTTCAAATACGTTTTATGTAATCAATAGTTCTTATAACGTATACAAATGTCTTTTCAATAATAAAGGTGGCGCTTCAACCGTTGAACCAACTGGAACATCAACATCAACTCTTGTTACTGGTGATGGTTATCAATGGAAGTTCATGTATTCAGTTGATGCAGGTTCTGCACTCAAGTTTTTAACAGACTCATGGATTCCTGTCAAAACGCTAACAGCCGATGATGGTTCTGCTCAGTGGGATGTTCAAGCGGCGGCTGCAAACGGTGCGATTAATATCATCGATGTTCGTGCTGGTGGTTCAAGTTATCTGACAAACGTTGGTACTTTTACTGATGTAACATCATCAACGATTATGGATCTAGCGGCTGGTGCATCTGCTACTGATAACATTTACAACGACTCTTCATTGTATATCGCTTCCGGTACAGGTGCTGGTCAGGTTCGTAAGATTGTAGATTATGTTGGCGCAAACAAACGTGTAACAGTATCTCCAGCATTCACAGTCACACCAACAACTTTATCAACATATGTCGTTGGTCCAACAATTACTATCACAGGCGATGGTTCTGGCGCAGAGGCTTATGCTAATGTTGCTTCTGGCGCTGTCAACTACATCAACATGGTCAACGTTGGTTCAAAATATTCATTTGCTGATGTTGCTATTACTGCAAACTCATCTCATGGTTCTGCTGCAACTGCACAAGCATATGTTGCGCCACCACTTGGGCATGGTGCTGATCCTGTTGATGAACTTGGTGGTCATAACGTCATTCTAAACGTCCAGTTAACTGGTTCTGAATCAGGTGATTTCCCAGCCACTAACGAGTTCCGCACACTTGGTCTAATGCGTGATCCACTTACTCGTGCTGGTGTTGTTGCTACAGATTCAACATATACACAAACAACGAAACTCAATGTTTCAAGTGTTACATCATCTGGTAACTATACTCTTGATGAAGTTGTTCGTGGTAATACTTCAGGTGCTACAGGCATTGTTGTTCGATTTGCAAACACAAACCTTGCAAACACATCTGGTGCTGTACACACACTATATACAAGCGCAAATGGAACGTTCCAGTCTGCTGAAACAGTTACTGGTCTTTCGAGTGGTATTACAGCAACACTTGACAGTACAACATATGGTGAACTCAAAGAAAACACGGGCGATGTTGTATACACTGAAAACCGTGGTCCTATTTCAAGAGCAGAAGATCAGATCGAAGATATCAAACTTATCGTGAAGTTCTAAGGAATAAATTGAATGGCACTCGCAAATACTGCATCTTTATCGACTAACTTTAATGTCGATCCATATTATGATGACTTTGACGAAACTAAGAATTTCCATAGAGTATTATTCCGCCCCGGACTCGCTGTTCAGGCTCGTGAACTTACTCAGATGCAGACGATTCAACAGAATCAGATTGATCGATTTGCCGAACATATCTTCAAAGAAGGAAGTACTGTTCGCGGATTAGAAATGAATTATGATTCGAGTATTGATTATATCAAGATTCGAGATGATGATGAAAATACTAATCCTGTAGATGTTTCTCTTTTTAAAGGAACTACTATTACTGGTGCTACATCAAGCGTTACTGCTGAAGTTATCGATTCACTTACTGGTTCTGAAACCGATACAAATACTAAAGTTCTTTATGTAAAGTATACAAACTCTGGCGCTAACAATACAACAAAGACTTTACTTAGTGGTGAGAAGTTTACTACCGGTGCATTATCTGCTAACGTTATCACTGAAGGTGTTCAATCAACTAACGTTATCGGTAAAGGTTCAAGAATAACATTTGGTGATGGTATTCTATACGCAAAAGATCACTTCATTCGTGTAGACACTCAATCGACTATTGTTGGTCGTTACTCTGCTAATACAAGTGTAAAAGTTGGTTTTGATATTGTTGAGACTATTGTTAACAGCGCCGCAGATACGACACTTCTTGATCCAGCTCAGGGCGCTTACAACTATGCTGCTCCTGGCGCAGATCGTCTTAAACTTACTGCTACTATTGCTAAAAAAGAAATCACAGATACTTCTACTGATAACTTTGTTGAACGTATTCGCATTCAGAATGGAACACCACAGTACAAGTTTGATAAACCATTATACTCAGTAATCAATGACTATATTGCTCGTAGAACATCCGATGAGTCTGGTGATTATATCGTAAGTGGTCTGAATGTTCGGCTTCGTGAACATCTTAATGATGGTTCAAACCAAGGTTATTTAACTCTCGCAAAAGGTGGTACTGCTAATAGTCTTTCTGTTGGCATCGGTCCTGGTAAAGCATATGTAAAGGGTTATGAGAACGAACTATACAGAACAGATCATATCAAAATCGATAAAGGTGTTGATACAGAAGATGTTGGTGATCTTTCTATTCCTGCAAACTACGGCAACTACGTTATCGTCAATGAAGCAGTTGGTTCATGGGATCTAAATGGGCATGATCGTGTTTCATTATATGATACATTACATTTTGCTATCTCTAATACACACTTTTCATCAACTGCGCCATCTGGTTCAAAGATTGGTGAAGCTCGTGTAAGAGCAATGGAATATGCCAGTGGCACAAAAGGAGCTCCTGCAGGTCAGTATAATCTATATCTCTATGATATCAATATGTGGACTTCTGATTTTTCATCAGTTCGTTCTGTTTATTATGACAATGGTGCTTATGATGCGTTTGCAGACATTGTTCTTGAAGGTGGTAATGCTGTACTAAAAGAAACTTCATTCAACCGTTCATTGTTTGCTATTCCTGCAAGCAATATTAAACGTCTTAGAGATAGCACAGGAACAATCGATAATACGTTTAGATTCCTAAGAGAGTTTGATGTTACAATCGCTGCCGATGGTACTGTTACGATTCCTACAGGTGCTTCTTCAGAAGTATATCCATTCTCACCTGGATTACTGAACAATACACAAGAACGCGATAACTTCCATGTTGTTCTTCAAGCAGCTGCTACAAGTGCAGCGCCTGTTGATACTGGAACATCAAAAACCGCTGGTTCAGATACAATCTCAGGTATTACATCAGGCACAACGAAATACAATGTAGGTGATGCAATCTCTATTGCTGGTATAGCAAATACGCTTGTTGTTACAACGGTTGGTACTACTACACTCACAGTAAACGATACGTTTGGTACAGGTTCTGGTGATGTAACAAAATCATTCCAGCCCGGTCAAGTGATTTCATTGAACGGTGTTGGTGGTGATAGTGCTGAACGTTCAGTCAATATTAACTCTTCAACAAGCGCAACGATTGATATCCAAGAAACATTAGGTGGTACTGTCAATGCTTCAGTATTTGTTGAGTTAAGTAAAACAGATGGGCAAGAGATTGATAAGAATCTAAATCCTGATCGTTATGTTGAGTTGAATGTTTCTGCTGCTTTTGCAAATACAAATCTTGGTTCTCCGGGTCTTGCTGGTCCATGGAACTTAGGTTTTGCTGATATTCATGAATTGAAAGAAGTTCGTGTCAAAACTGGCAACACGTCATTCGTTACAACAGGCGAAGGTACTGATGTTACAAATCAGTTTGAAATCGATACTGGTATGCGTGATAACCTATACAATCATGGTAAACTGAAACTCAAAACATCTGCTTCCCATGTAGTTGCAAACGGTAATGTTTATCTTGCCAAGTTTGATTATTTCTCTCATGATACATCTGCTGGTGTTGGTTACTTCTCAGTTGATTCTTATCCTGTGAATGACACATCACCAACATCAAGTCAGATTCGCACAGAAGAGATTCCAGTTTATACATCACCAGTTACTGGTGCTCGTTATGATCTTCGTAACTATGTTGATATTCGTCCACGTATCACCGATACAGCAACTGATACAACAACACTTACTGGTATTACAACGAATCCAGCTACGGCTAATACAGTAGTTGAACCTTCTGGTGGTCTACGTTATATGGCTCCAAACGAAGACTTCATTACTGACTTTGAGTATTATCTACCAAGAAAAGATCGTGTCGTCATTACTTCAAAGGGTCAGATTCGTGTTGTTCGTGGTGTTCCTTCTCTTAATCCACAAACACCAAAACCTGCTTCTGATGGACTTACTCTAGCAATCATTGATGTTGCTCCTTATCCATCACTACCATTTGAAAACGCAAAACGTGTAAGTACTGCTACTGCACCAAATGGTCGTACGGACCTTGCTAATACAATCACACCAGTTCGACAAGTTAGACATACAATGCGTGATATTGGTGTACTTAAAAATCGTATCGAAAATCTTGAATACTACACTTCATTATCTCTACTCGAAGCAGATACAAAGTCAACATTCTTAGCCGATGGTTCCGGTAATGATAGATTCAAAAATGGCATTCTTGTAGACGCGTTTACAGGTCACAGTGTTGGTAACGTATTTAATCCAGACTATAATATTGCTGTTGATCCACAGAAAAACGAACTACGCCCACCATTTAAACTTGATGATGTTCAAGTTGAATTTAACTCAGCATCATCCTCTGGTGTATCAGTTAAGTCTAAAGATGCAACAGTAACGATTGCTGATTCAACTCAGACATATACAGTTGGCGAGACAGTAACTTGTGGCGCTGGAACTGGTAAACTTGTCTATCAAGTTGATGCTAAACTATATCTTGAACAAGTCTCAGGTACTCTTTCTGGAACTGCTGTTGGTGGTGACTCAGGTGCTTCATCATCTATCTCAAATGTAACATTACCAGATAATAGTAAACTGATTACACTACCTTATAATCATGATTTAGTTATTAATCAGTCACTTGCTTCTACAACAAGAAATACTGCTGGTACTTTCTATAACTATCATGGTAATCTAGAACTTACACCAGAAACTGATTACTGGGTTGATACAACAGTTCGTCCAGAGGTTCAGATTGATTTTGACTTTAATACACAAGCATGGCAAAATCTAGCAAATGCTTGGGGCACACAGTTTGGTGATTGGAACACGATTTGGACAGGCGGCACAACAGAAACTCGACAACTTGTTCGCGACAATCAAGCACAACAAATCACTTCAACGACCACGGTTGGTCAACAGAGACAAGGTCTTCGTGCTGAGATTGGTGTACCACAAACACAAACACAAAGTATTGGCGAGTCTGTTCGTGATGTAAATCTGATTCCATTCATGCGGTCAAGAGTAATCAACTTTACTGTTACTGGTATGAAACCATCAACAAGAGTATATGCTTTCTTTGATAGTGAAGATGTGAACGCATATGTAACACCAACTGATTCATCTTTCGTTCCAACAGCGTCAGAAGGATCAAATCTTGTAACTGATGCAAACGGTGTTCTACACGGTAACTTCCGTATTCCAAATAATGATACTCTAAGGTTTAGAGTTGGTACTCTATTATTTAAACTCGTTGATAGTGTTACAGGAAGCGAAGATCAAAGTGCTACAACAACATGGGCTTCAGCAAACTATTCTGCTTCTGGTCTCAGTCAAGTAGTACAAGATACCGTAATTGGTACTCGTAATGTGAGTCTTGAATTTAACACAGTAACAGAAACAAGAACAACCACATCTTCTTCAACTAGATTTGAGCGGCGGTTCGTGGACGACGGCGGCGGCGACGATCCTATAGCGCAAACATTTATAGTTGACACATCTGATAACTTTGGATCTGGCATTTCATCTGGTGTTTATTTAACAAAACTTGATTTATACTTCTCATCAAAAGACGCAAATCTACCAGTCGATATTGAGATTCGTGAAGTTGATCCAAGCACATCACTTATCACTAAAAAGGTTGTTCCTTTCGGCAAACAATCTGTTGCTTCTGCTGATGTAAATACAAGTACAGACGCTTCAAAACCAACACCAATCGTTTTTGATACACCAGTATTCTTATTGAATGATGCAGAATATGCAATCGTTATCAAACCAGGTGGTAATAATCCAAACTACACAGTATTTACTGCAAGACTTGGCGAAGATGATCTTACAACAGGTAATAGGATTGTAAGTCAACCATATTCCGGTACTCTATTCGCATCTGCAAATGATCGTACATGGACACCTATTCAAGAAGAAGACCTCAAGTTTAAAATGTACTTTGGTAACTTTGGTACATCTCAATCTGGTACGGCAGTATTTAAGAACACCGATAAAGAATATCTCACAGTCAACACGCTTGACTCAACAACGATGTTTAATGTAGTTGGTGAAAGTGTACATGGCGAAACTACATTGACTCTTGCTGGAACACTGGCTGGCGCTATTGTTGGTGATACATTGGTTGGCGCGACATCTTCTGCTAACGGTACAATCAGTGATATTAGTGGCACAAACTATCGTGTCAAAGAAGTCACAACAGCAGATAAGTTCACTAATACTGAAACGATTACACTGTATCAATCAGGTGCTGCTACTGGAACGACGAGTACTCTAAGCAGTCAAGCAACACCAACAGGTAAAGTTTACTTCTATGATGGTGTAACGTCTGCTAATAACTATCTACATCTTTCAGAACCATCTGGTACATTTGTTGCTGGTACTCAACTACGTACACAGACAGGTGGTCTAGATGCTAACATCGTTTCTATTGATGATCTTCAAATTGATATTTTCCACACTCATATGAGTAAACTTGATCTTCAAGGAACTGAGTCATCAATCACTGGTAAACTTGCAACAGGTACTACTACTCTTGATTCTGTTTATCGCAATGTAAATGATAATGGTGATACAGAATATGACACACCAAGATATGTTGCAAGTAAAAGTAATGAAACAACAAATCATTCTGGTTCTAAAACAGTTGATCTAAAAGTTGCTTTATCAAATAGCACAAACAAACGTCATTCTCCTGCTATTGATAACGAACGGGCGGCTCTGTTCACTGTTGAGAACCTTGTAAATAATGACTCAACTAATGAGAACTCAACGTTTGGTGGTAATGCTACTGCTAAGTATATCACAAGAACAGTGACACTTGCAGATGGACAAGATGCTGAAGACTTAAAGATTTTCTTAACAGCATATAAACCAGGCACTTCTGATATTCAACTATACTATAAGATTCTCAATGCTGAGGATAGTGATACACTTGATGATCAATCATGGACTCAGATGACACAGACAACAAGTGCTGTTACTGTTTCTGACTCTGAAAATCGTAATGATCTAAAGGAATATGAGTACAATATTCCAACTGCAAATCTAACAGGTACTGGCGGTGAAGTTCAATATGTAAATAGTGAAAGTGTAACATATACTGGATTTAAATACTTTGCAATCAAGATCGTTCTACTCTCAAGCACAACATCTAATGTGCCAAGAGTAAGAGACTTTAGAGCAATTGCATTACAGATTTAGAGGAAGATATGAAACTTCAACCGATTAAAGATGTAGAAGGATTTCGAAAAGATATAGATACTGGAGCTATTTTATCAATTGATAATACTGCTCTTACTGCATATAAAAAGAAAAAACAACATCAGAACGAATTGATATCTGATATAAATAATATCAAAGATGAACTAAAAGAAATACGAGATATGCTTCGGTTGATCGTATCGAAACAAGGTAATTAATAAATGGCTGACTTGCTTTCAAACACAGCATTAGCGAATACTACTTTTGATGAGTGGCGGATTAATACGAATCTATTAACAGATCGTGTCAATCAGTTTTTTGTTAATGCAAATACGGTTAATGCTGCTAACTCTGTAACGACAAATACACTTAATGCGACTGGAACATCTACTCTTTCTGGTCCTGTAACATTAAGTGGCGTTACTGTTTCAGTTGCTGCAAATACTACATTTAGTTCAGCAAACACAAATATTTTCGGTAATAGATTATTGATTACTGCAAACACAAACATCAATGCAACAAATGTTCTAATCAATGGTGTTCCACCAGGAACAGATGACAACGCTTTAGCATTCGCAATTGCACTAGGCTAGGTAAAAAAATATGGCAAACGCTTTCAAAACATATACTTCAAGAAACGTAACGAATTCGTTGACTGCGGTTGGTTCACACACCACTGGTGCTTCAACGACTGAGACAGTAATTGGTCTAACAGTTTCGAACATTCTTGGCACAGCAGTTAATGTAACTGTTACACATAATGATGGAGCAAATGATACACATATTCTAAAAGATGCTCCACTACCAGCAGGTAGTTCTATTGTTCCAATCGGCGGCGATCAGAAAATCGTTCTTGAAACAGGGCATTCAATTAAGGTAGCATCAGACAACGCTTCTGCTTCAATTGATGCTGTAATGTCATTGCTTGAACAAACCTGATAGGAGTTAACGAATGCCTTATATTGGTGTATCTCCAGTTACTCGCGGTGGTGACGATTTTATAATCGATAACTTTGCGGCAGGTGCTGATTTTACTGCAGGTAGTTCTACACAATTAACGTTATCAAGTTCACCAGCAACAGAAAATGCTATCCTTGTTTCAATGGATGGTGTAACTCAGCATCACAATACGTTTTCACTATCAAGTACTACCCTAACCTTTAGTGAAGCGATTCCGACTGGTGTTTCTAATATTGAAGTTCAGTATTACATTAAGACAACTCTGAATACGATTTCATCTGGTGCGATTAATAGCAGCGCAATGTTAGATGATAACGTAGTTATTACATCAAAGATTGCTGATTTAAATATAACTACTGCTAAGATTGCTGATTTAAATATAACTACTGCCAAATTGAGTGACAATTCAATTACGTCTGCCAAATTGAGCGGCGATCTCGTTGCTCCTGGTGATCTAACCGTTACTGATAACTTCATCATGGATGTCGGAACAGTGTCAGCATCCGCTACGCAAACACAAGTGGGCGGTACTGCAATCACAACCGATAATGTGTTGATCTCTACCTGTGCCACGGCTGGAGATAGTGTAACGCTCCCATCTGCTGTAGCTGGGCGCAGTGTCTGGATTACGAATAGCGGCGCTGCTGCAGCATGGGTCTGGCCCGCGAGTGGTGATGCGATTAACGAGGGTACGACCGACGCCCGCGATCCTGCCCCTCTTTGGCCAAATGAGAGCCGAGAATATCGAGCGCATGATGCGACTGGGTTCTATACGCCGCGTCCATCAGGAAGTCGTGTTCTTTTGGACACGCAGACTGCAAGCACATCCGCTTCGTTAGACTTCGCAGACGCCTCTATGGGTGATGGCACGTTTGATGTCATCGAAGTTATCGGCACGAACATTATCCCGTCCGTGGACGGTCAAGGGTTGGAAATGTTAGTCTCCGACGATCTTGGCGTTACTTACGAAACGGCGGCGAGTTACAATTATTCAGGCTACGATAGCAACCAAGCTGGCGCGCTTATCGGAAACTATAACGCTTCTCAAGTGAGTTTCGTATTGATGGCGGGGGGAGCGGGGAATGCAGCGGGGGAGTCTGGCGTATCATTTGACATGCACTGTCAAATGGCAAACGCGTCAACCTTTTTCAGCTACCATTGTCGCGGCACATACGTGCAAGATGTCCCCGGCTACCGCACTTTCAACTCTGGAGGTAATTTTTTAGTCGCTGCTGCCTACAACGGTCTGCAATTTAAGTTCGGCGGCAACATGGCTAGCGGCACCATCGCTGTCTACGGCATCAACAAATAGGAGAAAGTTATGCCTCGCGAAGATTATACACATAAATTAGTTAACGGAAAAAAAGTCCCATTGACAGAAACTGAAATTGACGAGCATGTTGCTCGCGAAGAAGCATGGAATGCTGGTGCTGCAGATAGAGCATGGAAAAGTCTTCGTGATGAAAGAGATCGTAAGATTGCTACTACTGATTGGCGTGCATCAAACGACCTAACTCTTTCTGCGGAATGGAGCGCATATAGACAAGCACTAAGAGATTTACCAGCAAACTACGATGATACAACTGTTCAAGGCGAGATTACTTGGCCAATTGAACCATCCTAAGTAATAGTAAAAGATTTAACAAAGGTACTATCGATGGCAACAACAAAGATTACAAGCGGTGTTTTAGGATCCAGTTCAATTACGTCTGACAAATTGAGTGCCAGTTCAATTACGTCTGACAAATTGAGCGGCAACCTTGTTGTCCCTGGCAATCTGACTGTCACCGATAATTTAATCATGGATGTTGGCACGGTGTCCGCATCTGCTACGCAAACCCAGGTTGGTGGTACTGCCCTCACGACCGATCACGTATTGATCTCTACTTGTGCGACAGCGGGTGACAGTGTAACGCTTCCATCTGCCGTAGCCGGTCGAAATGTTTGTATCACCAACTCCGGTGCTGCTGCTGCGTGGGTTTGGCCTGCGTCGGGCGACGCTATCAACGAAGGCACAACAGACGCCCGTGATCCAGTTCCGTTGCAACCGAAAGAGAGCCGAGAATATCGAGCGCATGATGCAACGGGTTTCTACACTCCGCGTCCTGTTGGTGTTCCTGTTCTACTCGAAACACAAACAGCCACCGCGTCAGCTAATCTTGATTTCACAACCAATGTCAGCGGGTTCGATGAGTTACTTCTCAAGTGGCGCATTGCAGAACTTAAAACGACAGGTGCTTTTGGTGTTATTCAATTCCGTAACGTGTCAACATGGCGCACCTCGGGTTACGTCTACTCAGGACACCAGGGCGATCAAACATCCGGCACTGCCTATAACGGCATTAACCAAGCGGGGTCGGTCACGACGGGCTTCCCGTTCCTTTGGGACGACTACGGTGGAGGTAAGAACACAGGCACAGGTGAAGCTGTAATTCGCCAGTTTGATGATAGCGCGGCGAAGACTACGTGCTTCGTGAAGTCTATTGGCGAAGACCAGGGATCACTAATGAACTGGATAGATGCCAAAGGCGCGTACAACACAAACGAAACTCACAACGGAATTCGCGTCACTACAACGTCAGGCAATCTTGATGGCGTGTTCGCCTTATTCGGCGTGAATTGGAGTTAAGGCTATGGCAACTACAATCTCAAAGAACCTTATTGCCGGTGTCTTAGGTGAGATCAATGATCAAATAAAGATTAATAAATAAACAAAATGAATTTCGATTAAAGGTTAATAACAGATGCCATACATTGGAAGATCGCCACAAATTGGTAATTATAGCAAACTAGACGATATCTCTGCATTCTTTAATAGCAGTGATACTCAGTTTACTTTGCAAGTTGCAGCGCAGAATTTCATTGCCAGTTCTGCAACTCAATTACTTATTTCAATTGATGGTGTTTTACAAGAACCTGAAGTTGCTTATACAGTAACAGATCAAAATATTACATTTACTTCAGCGCCTGCAACTAATGCATCATTTTTTGGTGTTGCTCTTGGTGATACGTTAAATATTGGTACTCCTTCTGACAATACAGTAACAACTGCTAAGTTACAAGACAATGCTGTAACAACAGTTAAGATTGCAGATTCAAATGTAACGACAGTTAAGATTGCTGATGCTAATATCACTGGTGCAAAACTGGATATTGCTTCTGTTACCACATCGAATGGCGTATTTACACATAACAATAATGCATTTACAAAATCACAAAGAGGTGAGATTGATAATCTTGGTGTTCGTAATGGTGCTGCTGGTAATACAGTAACACTAACACTAACTGATTCCAATCACTTTAGTCTTACCGCAAACGCTAATATCACAATGGCAAATCCAACACTATCTGGTGTTGTTGGTCAAGGTGGTAGTATTATTGTTACGGCAAATGGTTCATATACAACATCATGGGGATCTTTCTGGAGATTTAAAACTGGTGTTGCTCCTACAATGAGTACGGTTGCTGGTAAACAGGATCGTATTGATTACCAAGTTGTTTCTTCTAACACAATTCACGCAGCTGCTACGATTGACATGCTCGGTACAGCTTAGGAGTAAAAATTATGCCATTGATAGGTGATACTTCTACTCTATTTGCTGGATTCGGCGGTGCTAATGAGTATTTAATTGAACAATCGCTGCTGTTTGATGGTGCTTCTCATCTCGAAAAAACTTTCGGAAGCGCGGGGACCAAGACGACATACACGGTATCCGTTTGGGCTAAGTTGACAAATAATAATACGACGAACGGGTATCTCATCGAAGCGGGGAATGCGCTGGCGAATGGAGAGGGTGTGCGTTTTACAGGTTCGGTGGACACGCCGCTTTATGTCAACGGCGTTGATGGTACGGGAAACGGGTTTCGCACCACGTCGGCTATTTATCGCGATGTAGGCTCCTGGTATCATGTGGTCTACGCAAAGGACACGACCGACGGGACGGCGGGGGACCGTATCAAACTTTACGTGAATGGCGTCGAGGTTACATCATTCAGTAGCAGCCTTGATCCAGCACTGAACGCGGTCGGTAATATGATGGATGCGGTTGTACACCGCATCGGCGCGGGTATATATGATGCGCAACCAGTACAGTTTTTCCATGGGCTGCTTGCCGAATTTATATTCATTGACGGACAGGCGCTGACACCTAGTTCTTTTGGGAAATTTGACGCGAACGGGAACTGGAATCCAATCGACCCAAGCGCCCTCAACTTCGGCGCCAACGGCTTCTGGCTCGACTTCGCTGATAGTAGTGACTACGGAAAAGACGTTAGGGCGACACAGTCTGCCGATGGGTTTACCCGTTTACTAATTCACTCTGATACGACGGATGGCTCGACCACGTTTGTAGATAGTTGGGGCGGGAAAACTATTTCGGTAACAAATCAGGCGCAACACGATACAGCTCAAGCGGTCTTCGGGGCGTCCTCCATTTTATTCGACGGTGCAGGGGATCGTATTTACCTAGCTGATGACGCCCATTTTGAATTGGCGGGAAACAACTTTCTACTTGAATTTCGGGTACGCTTTGCCGCCATTTCCGGGAACCATTACTTTGCAAGTAAGTGGGGTGGCGTGTCAACGAAGTCCTTTAGGTTTTTCTATTCACATTCGACTACGAGCCTAGTTGTAGACGTTTCGACTGATGGTTCCTCAGAGTCCCAACCTATTAACAACACTTGGACACCTTCTCTAAATACTTGGTACCATATCGCGCTGGTAAGGAACGGTAACGTTTGGTATGTGTTTGTAGACGGAACCCAAGTCGGGGCTACGGGGGATTTCAATGATAATTTACACAATAACGCCTCAGAACTTGTATTCGGCGGGAGTCGCGCTGACGGCAGCGGGGGCGGTGATTTAAACGGATGGATGGACGAAATACGACTTTCTAATCCTACGGCGGTTACTTTTAACCAACCCTGGCTGTCTAACTTTACCCCACCCACCGCTGCATACGATGGCTTCTCTTTTGCATCAATCGGCTTCACTGCCGCCGATCAACTCTCCGACAGCCCGACCGACGACGCGGCGAATGATGTTGGGAACTACCCGACCTTTAACCCCTTAAACATGGCAATAACAAGTTCAGTCGCGATCCCGACTTATTTCACTTTCTCGGAAGGCAACCTCCAACTTGTGCGGAGTTCCGCGTCTGGAGCCGGGGACGCGGCGGCTGCGACGACCGTTCCGCCCCTCCAGTCCGGCAAGTACCACTTGGAGGTCACGTTGAGCAGCTTTGGCTCCGACGCGGATACGTCGGTTGAAATCATGTTTATTCCACTTTCGACATGGTTGTCACGAGGGGATATATTTTATAGTTCCGGGGTGTATCTCGTTAATATTTTCAAGACGGGGGCCGTGAACAATTCACGAACTATTCTGGCAGGTTCCAATGTTAGCACAGGGCTATCGCAGGGCACGGGGCGTTGGACGGTAGAATTCGACTTCACGACCATGACCGCCGCCAATTTCAAGGTGTGGAAAGACGGCAGCTTAGAGACGACGAATACCTCTCAAGCCCTTCTTGACGAGCCCTACATCATAGCAATCGGTAATGCGTCAAACGCCAATCGCGGCTTCACGGCGGTCTTAAATTTCGGCCAGAGTGGCTTCACGGACGCTGTGACATCCGACTATACCGCCCTCTGCACCGCGCACCTTCCCGCCCCGACGATCAAGGACCCGTCCGCGCACTTCGGCGTCGTCGGCGACGCCGGAACAGGTGTTGCCAAGGATGTGACCTTTGGCGGCAACTCGACGCTGACGGCTGATCTTTTGTGGCGTAAGAACCGGGACACGGTGGACGAATGGAAGGTTGTTGATCGTATTCGCGGTGCGACTAAAGAGATCAACACCGACAGCAGCAACGCTGAAAGCACGGACGCGAACGGTATTGACGACTTGAGCGTTTCGGACGGGTTCGGACTCGGAACCGGTGCTGACGGTTACAATGACAGCGGTGAAGATTTCGTAACCTATGGCTGGAAAGGTGACGGCTCGACCGGCGCGAGCAATACGGACGGTTCGATTACATCGACAGTTTCGACCAATACTGCGGCGGGTTTTTCCATCGTAAGTTTCACGATGCATGGCGGTGCAGGAACATCAACAATCGGTCACGGGCTAGACGAAACGCCAGAATTGATTATCGCAAGAGATTTGGATAACGGGGCCAATGATTGGGTGGTTTATCATGCGAGTTTGGGTGCGTTAAGTATCGTGAGACTTAACCTGACTGCTGCCAGCACCCCCAGTGAGGCTTATGGCAACACGACTCCAACGGCTACAGTTTTTTCAACAACTGACAATAATATGGCGTCTTACGGCAATCGAGTGATCGCCTATTGTTTCCATAGTGTCGCTGGTTTCAGCAAAGTATTCTCCTATACCGGAAACGGCAGTGCGGATGGGCCATTCATCCCGCTCGACTTTTTGGCGAAGTACGCCATCATAAAAGATACCAGCGCAACGGAGAATAACTGGGGTTCGTACAACACAGAGGTCAGCCCGTATAACCCGGTCGCACTTACTCAACAGCCCTCTAACAACAACGCTGAGCAGGCTGGGACCGTGATAGACATCAACTCTAACGGGATCAAAATCCGCACAACGAGTAGTCAAGAAAACAGTAGCGGCGTCACCTACGTCGGGATAGCCTGGGCGGATGCGCCGTTCGGCGGCATTGGCACTAGCCAAGCACGAGCAAGATAGTTATAAATAAATAAAATTGAACTACTATATTATGCAATCAAGCAATAAGGAGACAATATAAAATGGCTTGGGCACTCGTAAAAGACGGGAATGTTACCACAATGTATAATCGTCCAAAAGCGATTACGCTTGATGGTATTCAGCATCCTGCAAATATTTTCACCGTGTGGAATAAAGCAACAAAGAAAGCACATGGCATTTATGACTACAATGAAGTCAATAAAAACGTAGATTCAAAATACTACACTCTTGGTGCTTATTCTATGGTTGTTGACGATGCTGCTGGTACCGTCACAAAGACGTGGGAACATAAAGAAAAAGATTTAGACGCTGTTAAAGAACAGTTAGTAGCACAGACAAAACAACAAGCTGGTGGTACACTATCATCAACTGATTGGATGGTAATCCGTGCTGCTGAAGGTGGCACTGCAGTTCCTGCTGATGTCGCATGGCATCGTGCTGCTGTTCGCACTCATTCAAACGACGTAGAAGCAGGTATTAATGCTGCTGCTGATGTTGCTGCTCTAAAGGCACATATGGATGGTGTTAGTGCTTGGCCAACATTAGAGGATTATGTTGATCCTGCTGCTGCTCCTGAACCAGCTCCTGAGCCAGAACCAGCTCCTGAGCCAGAACCAGCTCCTGAGCCAGAACCAGCTCCTGAGCCAGAACCAGCTCCTGAGCCAGAACCAGCTCCTGAGCCAGAACCAGAACCAACACCAGAACCAACAGCTAATACTGCTTGAGGATAATAAGTAAATGGCACTTACAAAACTAGGAAATACAGCATTCGGCACTTCGAGTGTTTTGGGTCCAGCTATTAAAGATGGAGCTGTTGATTATGATAAATTAAGTGCCAATACTGCTCATACAGATCGTAATAACGTATACACTACTGCTCAAAGTGGTAGTGTATACGACCTCGGTGTTCGATGGGGCACTGCTGGTAATACAGTAACGATTGCATTAAATACAAGTAACTACTATACATTGGTTGCTAACTCGAATCTTACTATTGCGAATCCAACAAGTATTAGTGTTGGTCAAGCAGGATCATTATTTGTTAATGCAAATGGTGTGTATACGACATCATGGGGATCTTACTGGCGATTTGCTGGTGCAACTGTACCAACAATGTCAACAGTTGCTGGTAAGGTTGATAGAGTAGACTACGTAGTTCAAACATCAAACACAATTCATGCGGTAGCCACGATTGATCTGCTTGGTACTTCATAAGGAGTTTTTCTTGAATGTCTCTTTATAATTTTGCTCAAGGAGTTATGGCTGGTGCTTCTGGTGATCAACAGTATTTAATTGAACAATCGCTGCTGTTTAATGACGATGATAGTGCATATCTGACATGGACCCCAAGCGGCGCGGGCAGTCGGCGTCTATGGACGTTCTCTTGCTGGTTTAAGCGCGGAAATCTCGGGCTTACGGATGCGAATCTGTTTTCGGGCGGCGGCTCTACAGACGAAGATAGCATAAGAATAGAAAACGACGCTTTGGATTTTATTGGCGACGGCGGTGTTTATCGACTGACAACAACGCAACTAATTCGTGATCCTGGCGCGTGGTATCATATTGTCGGGTCTTGGGATGGGAATACCGGGGCGATGGCCCTGTATTTGAATGGCGTACAGATAACTGCGTTTTCCACAGAAACGCATCCACCAGCGAGTACAGACAGCAAACTTAATCAAGCATCGGTTCCAATGTGGATAGGATCGCAAAATGGACCATCACAGTATTGGGATGGGCTTATCGCGGAAGCGATCTTCATTGATGGACAGGTACTAACGCCTAGTTCTTTTGGGGAATTTAACGCGAACGGGAACTGGAATCCGATAGATGTTTCTGGTCTGACGTTTGGCACCAACGGTTTTTATCTACCATTTACCAATTCGACAACATTTGGCGATGATTACAAATCAAAAACAGAATATACAGCACCAGTAAATACTTATAAGATTGGACAATCGCTGCTGTTTGATGGTGCCTCAAGACTATACAGGACGCCAGGGACGACGGGGGATAGTGATAAAATATGTAGCATTGGGGCATGGGTTAAGCTAGGCGACCTGACCGCAGCGACGGATCGCGGTCTAGTGACATGGGGTACAGACGGCAACAATTACACTCGCGTCGAGATTTATGATGGAAATCCTCGCGCAAGCCTCGTCGAAGGCGGCGCGACGACCTGGGATGTTACATGGTCGCCAAAGCTACGTGATCCGGGTGCATGGATACATATTGCCGTCACGATAGACACGACAGAAGCAACTAATACTGATCGCGTAAAACTCTGGCTTAACGGCCAACAAATCACATCGACGAACTCTGCGACATGGCCTGCGCTTAATGAAACGCAGGATTTTGGGACAACCCAACTCGTTGAAATCGGGTATATTCAGACATATGGCTATTTCGATGGAGGCGTTGCCGAATTACTTATTTTCGATGGGATTGCGCGGACACCTAGTTCTTTTGGGAGATTTGACGCGAACGGGAACTGGAATCCGATAGACCCGAGCGGTCTTACCTTCGGCACCAACGGCTTCTGGTTCGACTTCGCGGACAGTGCGGATTTCGGCAAGGATGCTCGCTGGACCCTGGCGGCTGACCCGAATACGACGCTGCTCATCCATTCCAATACAACAGACGCCTCGACGACGTTCACGGATAGCGCGAAGGGAAAGACGATCACGGCGAATGGGGATGTCCAGCACGACACCGACCAAGCAAAATTTGGAACTACGGCGATCTACTTTGACGGCACAGGAGACTACCTCACTTTAGCCGATCACGCAGACTTTGAACTCGGTTCCGGTGCCTTCACACTGGCAGCTTGGGTTCGATGGAACGGTACGGTTGGCAACGCTTCGTTCATCGCTAAATGGGACATAATCGGCAATAATAGGTCTTACGAGTTTGGCTACGAACACGACGGGTCACAATCGGGCGCTGGTCAGGCGGCATTAGTTTTTGTCTACTCAACGGACGGGACCACCGGGACTCGGAACTGGGTCCGTGCGGAACCCTGGGCACCCGTCGCTGACACTTGGTATCATGTCGCCGTTGTCCGTTCGGGCACGAACCATTATCTCTTCGTTGACGGGGTGGAGTTAGGGACGGCGGTATCTGCTTCCGCGACCTATTATGATGGAACGGCTGTCCTGCAAATTGCAGGAACGGACGGCCACCTTGGCACTTGGGCTGGCTGGATGGATGAAATCCTTTTCGTCAAGGGCACAGCCATATGGACCAGTAATTTCACTGTCCCGACACAAGCCTACGATGGGGTTTCATGGGCCGCTTCCGGATTAACTACCACCGACCAACTGTTAGACAGCCCGACCAACTCAGCGGCAAACGGGTACGGCAACCTTGAGCGCTGGAACCCTAATGTTTTCGAAGGTCCGAACTTTGTTGGTTACACGCTTGGCAATAAAAAAGCAGAATACGACGCAGATAGTGGGACGCTCGGAAACTTCCTTGTTACGAGTGGAAAATATTACATAGAGTTAGAATACACCCAAGCCTCGACGGGCGGATCGGGGCAAATCATTGGTGTATGCAACCCTAACCTTATTGCTTCAACTTACTTAACTGGTGGGAGCACTACTGATACTTACGTTCGTGGATATTCAAGTTTTGATGGCACTAAGGTTTCAAGTGTTAACACTGCGTACGGCAGCGCCTTTACAGGTTCACCGTCTACAGTCCGAGTACAGATTTTCTTAGATATGGACAACGGGGCTATCTGGTTCGGTGTGGACGACACGATACAAAACAGCGCAACGCGGAGCGAAATAGAAGCCGGAACGACTACAAACGCGGCATTTACCGATCTACTTTCAGCGCTTGGCGAGGTTACTCTGATTGCCCACCGGAACGCTAACAATACCTTTCCTAACGACTTCTTAGAAATTATTGATGAAGCGAATTGGAATTACACCGCGCCGGCCGGCTTCAAAGCAATCTCCACCGCGAACCTTCCAGCACCAACAATCGCCGATCCAACAAAGTATTTCGTTACTTCTTTATATGAAGGAAATGCTGGGCAAACATCAGTTCGTGAATGTTATGATAGTACAGGAACTGCCTGGACGCCTGATCTGGTTTGGATTAAGAATAGAGATGCTGCTGATAAACATCAGTTATATGATGTGTTACGTGGACCTAATAACGCATTACACACAAATACAACAGTAGCTGCTAATACACAAACGGAAAACTTAAAATCATTTGTTTCTGGTGGATTTACATTGGGTACAACTGATGAAGTAAATACAGCAGCAGAAAGTTATGTCGCATGGTGCTTCAAGGCTGGCGGCGCTGGTTCCAGTAACATGGACGGCAGCATTACGTCGACAGTGAGCGCCAATCAAACGGCGGGGTTTTCAATCGTTTCTTATACAGGGACAGGTGCAAACGCGACAATTGGACACGGCTTGAGTCAAGCGCCGGAATTCATTATCGTCAAGAATACTGACACTGGTACAGATAACTGGGCAGTAGGTCATGAGGCTTATGGTTGGGGAGGCGGCGGTCAGCTTAATTTGAATAACGCCTTTGCTGTTAATGCGCTCTATTGGCAAAGCACGGCTCCCACGACATCACTCTTTTCTGTAGGTACGGGAGCCGATGTTAATACGTTGAACCAAGCGTATATTGCTTACTGTTTTCACTCCGTCCCCGGCTACTGTAAAGTCTTTTCCTACTTTGGCAACGGTGATGCTGATGGTACATTCATCCCGCTCGATTTCCGTCCAAATGCTGTGATATTGAAGCAATCAAGTGCTGCGGGGCAAGATTGGGAAATGCACGACTCTGGTCGAATGCCCTACAATATTACTCCCTCTGGCACATTACCCTCACGCTTGCAACCTAGTACCGCTTCCGCAGAATCTACAACTCACTCTATTCAATTTTTCTCGAATGGGTTCAAGCCTGTAACCACGGGCACGTCCACAAACGGTTCTAGTGCTACCTACATCGGTATTGCCTGGGCTGACTATCCATTTAAAGAGTCGAGAGCACGATAATGGCACGACCACATATTAATACACCAAACGATTTCGGCGCTGTAAGTTTAAATACGACAGACCAACTGCTCGACTCCCCGACGAACCATGTGGTGCGTAATATTGGGAATTACTGTGTGTTGAATACTCTTGTTGAGCGTGTAGCAAGCACATGGACAATATCAGAAGCGAATACCAAAATTGTTTCGGCAAGTGATCCGGGTGCAGCATATTGGTGGCTTCCTGGCACTATCCCGATAGACACACTTGGTGGCGGTAAATGGGTTGCCGAAATTACATGGGACAATGACGTAGCATCTGCGTCTCTTAACCCCGGACTTTGTGGCGAGGGGTTGGTTATTGAAACGGACTCCAGCGCGGATTATGCCGTTTATAATTCAGGTGGAAATAAGGACATAGACGGATCATCATCCGCCTATGGTGCATCGTACACGACCGGGGATGTGATCCGCATTGAAGTGGATTGCACGGCTGTTCCCACGTCTATCGAATTTTTCAAGAATGGGGTAAGTCAGGGGACGTTCACAAACACCTTTGATAGCCGTAATATCTTTTTCGCGTTCCAGTCGCGACACTTCGGAACAGCGACTTGGAACTTTGGTGCGAGTGCGTTCGCGGGGACGCCAACGACCGGCTTCAAACCCCTCTGCACCGCGCACCTACCAGCCTTGGCGATCATTGATCCGAGCGCCCAGTTTGCGGTCGTAACCGATACAGAGACAAACATTGTCGCGACACTTGCCGCAGAGACGAACGCAACAAATTATGTTCGCGTCTATAAGAACCGAGATAGTATAGAAAACTGGTATTGGCAATTCAGCCACGATAACAGCAACGCCTATAGCGTGGCGCTTAGTTCA